AATCCTTATCACTGGAATAACCCGCCTTTTCACTGGGATTATCCATACAGTACTGTGTATGTTAATAGTGAGGTCGGTAATGGAAGTGATGTAGAAATACAAGCAGTGTTAGATGACTTAACATCTGGCAGAGATTGGTATGAAAAAGTTGTGCTAGTCGGTGACTTCACCATTAACGATCAGATTGATCTTGATTCATGGACAATTCTTGAAATCATTGGAAAGCTGACCTGTGCATTTTCAGGCACACTGGAAATGATAAGCGCCGCAAGCAAGCAGAATATAATCATTCAAGGCGGGCTCGAAGGTAAGTCGATAGAAGAGATGCGTAGGGATCTTATCATTTCTGCAGGCAGGGATGTGAAGAGCATTAAGCGGATGTGGGATGTGCTGAGGGAAAATGAGGCAGAATTTCGCACTACCGTCCAAATGGCAATAGAGTTTTCTCACGCTTGGTGGATAGAAGCAGCGAGGAAGTCACTCAACAGAAAGTATTTCCAGGAAAGAACTTGGGCGTTTAACATGAAGAATCGCTTTGGTTGGGTTGACAAAACAGAGATCGACCACGGCCTTACAGACGAGCTTTTGGATAAATACAAAGACATGAAGGCAGATGACCTCCTCAAAGAAGCAGAAGGACTTGCGCGAGTCGTGCTTGAAGTTGGCGGAAATTCAGCACGTAATCAACAAGCGCAAATACCTAAATCCACTTGAGTGGTTCAAGCCACTAACGCAACAAGCAAAGTTTAAAGACTGCCCCGCAAAGATCAAAGGAGCCTTCGGAGGCAACCGGTCTGGAAAAACCGAAGAGGGCGCCGAATATGTCATTACCAAGTGTTTAGCAAAGCCCAAGCAACGCTGGTGGGCCTGTGCGGAGACACTCGAAGACTCTAGAGAAATTCAGCAACGCAAAGTCTGGTCTCTCCTGCCTAAAAATAGAGTCAAATACTGCTATTATGACGAAGTCAATGGCTTTCGAAACCGCAAGATAATATTTGACAACGGATCTCAATTGCACTTCAAATCCTATGAGCAAGGCAGAGAAGGAATGCAAGGAACCGACCAAGACGGTATCTGGGACGATGAAGAGCCGCCGTACGACGTATATAGAGAGCAGCGCATGCGTCTTATTGATCGGGACGGAGAGATGATATTTACAATGACATCTCTGATGGGCGTCACTGAACTTCTTGCTGAGCTCTTTGAAGATTACGACGTGGTTGAATCTAAACCGGCGCCCCTGTTGAACAATGAAGTCTTACCGACAATCGTCCGAAAGGGCCAAGCGATGTTCTTCATGTTCTGGACTACGGACAATCCTCATGTGTCGCAAAGCCGCTTAGAGGACGATGTCAAGATAATGACTAAGCAGGACATCAGAAGCCGAATTTATGGCCTCCCGATTAATCTTTCAGGCAGAATATATCCGATGTTTAACAAGGATGTGCACGTCGTCCCCTGGGACATCATCCCCAAGACGCAAGTCACCATCTATAATGTGCTTGATCCTCACGATAGGAAGCCCTGGGCGCTCCAATGGTGGGTTGTAGATAAGATGGGAAGAGCCTTCTGTATAAGGGAGTATCCGTGGAACAGGAACTTTAATGATATGGACTGGGATGATAAGGCATATGCAGACTATGCCAGATTAATTAAGGCAACAGAGCTGGAAATCATTGAAAACTTCGGCAGGTCAGTGTCTAAACGTATAATCGACCCCAACTTCGGCAACTCAACAGAAAGGAAGGCAGAGAGAGAAGGAGGTCACTCCAAGACAACACCAAGAATAGAGCTGAAGAGGCTGGGCCTTAATTACAGGGATGGCATAGATAACTTGGCTGCCGGCCATCTGCAAGTCCGAAAGTGGCTGTATTACCAAGAGGCTAAGGACTCAAAAGAATTGGTTGTCAAGCCGAAGCTGTACATCTACGAAGGATGCCAAAACACGATAAGGCACCTGAGCCGATACGCATACAAAGACATTGAGACAGCAAGCGGCGATGTAAGAGACAAGGTACAGCCGCAAGATAAATACAAAGATTATTCAGACACAACTCGCTATTTTGTAATGGCAAATCCGATATGGTTGCCTCGGTTTGAACCGCAAATGCCGAATACTCGTGGTAAAATGTATTGAAAAAAGTTCTTGCTTTTTGTTGATAATTATTGCATAATTTTACTTGGGTAAAATAACGGAGGATCCATGAGCGAACAAGAAAATTCTAACGAAACAAAATCAAAAGCGGAATTATTTGCAGAGAATCCTGATCGCTTTGAAGATCTAACCGAATGTGTTTTAGTGATCAAGCGCACCGAGAAAGAAAATGGCAAAGCGGGCATGAGCGTAATGGTTCAGGCCCAAAGCGATAATGAGGCTATTCTTGCAAAGGAATATGCTAAACGCGCGCTTGATGCGTTTTCAGCACAGCTTGCCATGAGATCCGCGCAGAGTGAGAGTAGGATTGTCACTCCTAATGGAGTTAGACCTCCGAGAATGCGGGATAAGTTTTTTGGCAAGAAGTGACCATGGATGTTCGGGAGACGATCATCAGGAATATTGTAAGCCTGATAAAGTCTCTCGGTATTGAAAAAGAAGTCTTTGACATCCTGAAGAAGAATCACAACAGTTAGCCCCGCCCCGCTGACCTCCTGCGGTATCGGGCCCAATACTATGGGAGCCGATGCTTGTCTAAGAAAAATCCGATTAACAAAGATGAGAAAAGCCGACAAGAGGTTGAGGCAAAGCGCGTAGAGCCAGATCTAGAGTCAGATGCCTTTTCACCTGAAGAGCAGAATAAGATTATCAGAATGGTGGTGGACGATGCCAATGAGGGCATGCAGTCCATGTCGGATTGGGTTGAAAAGAAGCGTAAAGACCTACAGCACCTTAACAGCGAGCGCCCATCAGTCATTGAGAATCTTAGTGTTCGAGGCTGGCAATCAGATAGGAACCTCGGGATCTGTGCTGGAATATGCGATATCTATCAAGCCACCCTCTTAGCGACCTGTTTTAACCCAGATTCAATCCACTTCCGAGACACCGAAAAGAACGACGTAGACAACCGAGACAACCTTACTCAGTTCACAAAATGGGGATTAGGCGAACAAGAGGCAGACTTCTTTCCTGAAGTAGACGACTTTATACAAAACAGGATCACGCTTGGCTTTTCTGTATTCAAAATCTACTGGGAAGTCTGGTACGACTGGGTTGATAAGCGTATTCCAATATACACAGAAAACAAGAAGCGCATCAAGGGATACAAAATTGAGGCCGAACAGCGAAGGTTTGAGCGTGGAGTTATACGCAACGTTGCTGAGCTAGATGACATTTTACTGCCTGACTATGGAAGCGATATTCAAAAGCTTCCATTTTTTATTGAGGTGCTGCATTTAAGCCCAGCTGACCTCGAAGAATTAAGTGATCGCGGCCGCATTATTAACTATGAAGCGAATAAGAAAAAATTAGTCCCAAATAAATTGGCCGCGGTCAACAAGATCAGGCATGAAGACGAGAAGTTTCTTGGCCAAAAGTCAAAAGTTATTACGACAGGAGTTGAATCTGAAAAGAAGAACTCCACCATCGATATATATGAGTGGTATGGGTACTTCAAGAAGAACGGAAAAAGAGAAAAGTATCGGTTTTGGGTAAGTAAAGATACTGAAATATTTCTATCCGGAAAACCACTGCGTAAGATCAACCGATCAGGCAAGATACCATATGCCGGCGGCCCGCTAAGGCGGCGTCCTGGTTTCTTGCGCGGTGGTTCATTAACCACGCTGATTACTCCACTTGTGAACGCGCTGAACAACAACTACAATCAGAAATCAGATTTCCAGTATTTTCAGAATTGCCCATTTGGCTACTACGACAAAAATCAAGACGGCCTGCAGCAGAACATGCAAGAAATTGAGCCAATGAAGCTCTATGGCGTGGACGGTAATCCTGGAGACAAAATCTTCTTTCCAGATATTTCACGCTCGCTTGCTTGGAGTTATCAGGATACAGAATTTATCATGCAAATGATAGAAAGACTCACAGGAGCCGCATCATACTTCCTTACATCAGATGCAAAAAATGCCACTGCAACAAGAGACAACATTGTTGAGCAGAAAGGCGAGGTTAAATTTGGGCTGTGGGTCAAGAGAACGCAGAAGGATATTTCTGAAGCAATTAATATGTGGATTCAGCTTTATCAGGACTGGGCGCCGCCAAACCTAGCAAAGCGAGTCCTTGGAGAAGACGGTAAGCAAATCATAAAGAATCTTTCGATTGATTCTATACACGGCAACTATGATGCGTACATGGTGCCGGATATTACTTCAGGCTCCAAAGCCTATGAGCGCCAGACATACATGTGGGCCACGCAGCAGGCACAACAGCAGTCAATCTGGATGAGCCCTCAAATGAATCCGAGGGGCAATTATCTGTTGTGGAAGGAGACCTTTAAGAAGATGGGAATTGCTGATCCAGACTTCTTTATGCCTCCAATGCCAAAAGAACGAGGAGATTACGACAAGCAGGCTGAGCAACACTTCGCTCAACTCAAGCAAGGAGACACCCCCGATCCCCCGAGTGAACACGACCCGACCATCGTGGATTGCCTGCGAACTTTCATTCGGTTCAAAGAAACAAAATACCAAGAGCTGGACGAGGAGTATCGCCCGAACTTCGATGCCTACCTGTTCAAAGCGCAGGTCAATTATCAGAAGTTCATGCGCAATGTTCAAATGCAGCAGATGATTAACTCCATAGCAGCAAGCGCTGTACAAAATTTGGAATCCTTAGGCGGGGCGTCAGGCGCGGGACAGGCTATTGGGGCTCGCGACGCGTCGGGACAAGCGCCTCGACCTAAGGTTCCTGGCGCTGGGCAATTGAATATTCAGCCACAACAAGGGGCGGCAGGCTGGAATGGCCAATAGCGAAACAGGTGTAATCGAAGAATTACGGCAAGAATTAGCCAAAGCGCGGTCGTTGTTAACCAGCAATGATTGGCTTGTATGGGTAAGGTTCCTTAGAAACGAACGGCGCCCAGCGCTTCAGTTAAAAGTTAATGGAGCTGTTGAAAAAGGAAACATCGAAGATGCGAGAGTTTTTCTAGCGCTCATGAAAGATTGTGAATATCAGATTTCACTATTCTCTGAGCACTTGAAGAGCATCGAGTCTCAAATAAACCAAGGAGGAAAGGATGAATATTAACGAGGTAAAGGGCGTGACAGCTAAGAGAAAGAAGCCAGTTGTCATTCCTGTTCCTTATACGCCTGAGAACCAATGGATTTCTAGAGATGAATTCATTAGGCGTAGACAGGCCCAAAAAGCGGCCAAAGCAGCAGCAGACGCGGCCTACCAAAAAGAACTTGCTAAAGCGCAAGGAAACACGCCAGTTACGCCGCCGAAGGAAGATGAAACACCGCAACTACACGGAGGGCAGCCTCAGGCTGAGCGCTCAAGCATCGACTTAGACAAGCTTCGCAAAAAGCTGGCTAATGCTGAAGCAAAGTTGCAAGAAAATCCGAAATCAAAAGCTTGGCAGAAAAAACTTCAAGATGCTCAAGAAGCTCTTGAAATGGCTGAGGCAGAAGCAGGAGAAGAGTAACACACGATCGACTTGCCGCGGTCTTATTCGGCATGGCTGTAAAAACCCCGACTCTACGCGGAACGTAGTGGAAGTAAAACAAAATAGGAGAGGGCAATGTCCGTTGAAAAAGCAATCGAAGTAGGAGAGAAGTACAAGGCAGAGCGAGAGGCTGAAAAAGAAGCCAAACGTCTGGAGTCCATGAGCGCAGAACAGCGCCAGGAAGAAGACGCAAAGGCAAAGGCCGAACAGCAAGCCAAGGAAAATCAAAGCCTGCTTCAGAAAAAGGATGAGGAGCTCACCGAGGATGAAAGGGCACGTAAAGCGCAAATCCAAGATGCCCAAAAAAGGCATGATGAAAAAGCGCGGAAAGAGGCAATAGAGCAGGAAAATGTCTTGCTCGACAAGAAGGATGAAGAGCTTTCTGATGAGGAAATAGCCAGGAAGCAGGACATTCTTCAAAAGCGTGAAAAGCTCAAAACGGAAGAGTGGCAAAGAAATGTCCAGCAGCGCATCGACGAGATGAGCAGCGAATCAAAAGTTGATAAGGAACGGATTCGCAAACTAGAAGCAGAGTTAGCTGAGGCAAAGAAAGCAGGCGCCCAGGAGGACAATCACGATGATGAGCTGATTAAGCGTGAAGAAGAGCGCGTCGCGAAGCACATGAAAGAAGACGCAGCCAAGCCTCGAGAACAACGACGTGAAATGAGCGACGACGAGCTTCAAGAGTGGATCATAGAAGATATGGTCGCTGCTCAGAAGTGGCTAATGAAGCAAGAGTATCGGCGTAACCGAGAGCGGGAAGCCGATGAAGCGTCGCTAAGAAACACTCCAGATGTGAATTCTGACGTCACGGCGCAGGCCGAAGAAGTCATAAAGGCACAGAAGGAGTCTCAGGAGCGAGTCCTTAAAAAGCATCCTGAGCTTGCAGTAGATGCTAGGCAGGCCGAACTTGTAAGGCAAGGTAAAACCATTGCAGAAGCGAAGAAGATTATCATAGCAGAAAATCCAAAGCTTCGCATAGTGTCTGAGATACTGAAAGAAGACGATAAGTATCTTATCTTGCCAAACGGTCCGGAACTACTGGCGGATGAAATGGAAAAGCGAATGAACGCTGGTGGTGGTGAAACCCAGGAAGAGCGTGATGCGCGAATTGCGGCTGAAGCAGCTGAATACGAGCGCAACAGGCTTGAGAGCATTGAAGAGGGAACGCGATCAACTCGGGGTCGAAAAGTGGAGCCAAGTATGTCCGATCTTGAAAAGCAGCAATTTGCTACTTATCAGAAGGCATTTCCACAAAAGACTCTGGAAGATTTTAGAAAAACGATGGCTAGAAGGGCCAAGTACGCAGGGACATGACGACTAGGGGTGGACAGCTACAAGATGATCAGCAAAACTATTACATATGCGGGCGTTGTCGCACGCAACAGTTTTATCTGTCATCTGACGAGCCCAATCCTGTTTGTGATGTCTGTGGGTACGAGGGCCTTGGCAATCGATATGAGGACGTTCCTACAGAAGTTAAGCTGGATATCAACCAGTACTAGCACAAATAAGGAGACAGTAAATGTCCACACCGAATAGATACGTTGATGGGTTTAGACTCCTCAACGAGCACAAAAAGAAGCGCAAATATCCGATTGGAAGCGGCGTCGCAGTTGCACGTGGTGACGCGTTGATTCTCACTTCCGGATATATCGCGCTTGCAACAACCCTCCAGCAAACGACTCCTGTTTTTATTGGAATCGCGAATGAGGAAAACACTGCTGCAGAAGCGTCTTCTAATGGCGTTATTGATGTAGAAGTTATTCCTCCGCTGATGCAATACGACTGGATGGTTCCTTGTGAAGCCACGAGTTTATTGACCGCGGCAAGCATTGGCACCTTGGTTGATTTGCAATCTGAAGACGGTCTTGATGAAACAGATATCGTTACCGCCGGCAGAGGGTTTTTCATTGACGAGATTGATGTTTCAACCGCAGCGGTCGCAGCAGCCACGCTTGGCTTTGCAATCGGCCACTTCGAGAGCATCTTCGCGTCGTAAGCGCGATATCTTAAAAGGAGAATCAAATGGCGACAAATAGAGATAGAGTCCTGGACTTGTACACTCCGGTGTACGACGAGTTCCTATTCGACAGTTACCAGGACTATAAGCAAATGCATGAAGAGGCAGGGTTTACTTATATGGAAGATAAGACCCTGACCTACGTCACCAATGAAATCTCAGGCTTAGGCGAGTGGGAAGACTCCGAAGAGTTTGATGATGGTGGCTTCACTGATCCTGTGGTTGGTTATGAAAAGACCTACACACAGGCAAAACGCCTGAAACGCTTCAAGGTTTCCTTTGAAGCCGTTGATCAGGATGAGTACGCGATCCTCAGCAAGGTCGGACTGGCCAAGGCTATGGGTCGAGGCGCAAACGCGAAAGTCGAACGCGAAACTGCGAGTGTGCTCAATACAGGCTTTGCCACGGCAGGGCCAGATGGTCAGTTTATTTTTGATACTGATCATCCTAAAAATCCGGAAGAAACAGGCACGACTTATTCCAACCTGTTGTCTGGAGCGTTCTCGCATGATAACTTGGAGGCTGCTGAGACTCAAATCAGCTCCAATTTCATCGGCGAAGACGGAATCCCGATCATGCCCACTCAAGATCCTATCTTGCTGTATCCGCCTTCACTTCGCGGAGCAGTAGCGCGGGTCTTAAATGATCGTGCAACTGAACAGCCGGATACCACGATGCGGAACATAAACCGCTTCACGGCTCCGAAGAAAACGTTCACATACCGCCCTGTTGAGTGGTGGTGGTTAGGCACAGGCCAAGGCAGAGATGGCTCCGCCACGGCTTGGTACATTATCTTCCCGACGTTAGGGCATTTGAAGATCATTTGGTCTGCAAAGCCGCATTTTACGTCATGGGTCGATCACTCGATCGAAGCGTACTGCTTTGCTGGTCGCATGCTTTATTCCACCGGCATGGACAACTGGCGCTTTGGATTCGGTAGCACCGGAGCTTAACAACATGGGAGCGAGACTAAAAATCTCGCTCCCTAATTACTACAAGGAGATGCAATGAAACGATTCAAATTATTCCTTGTGCTGTTGTTGGCTATAGCGTTTGTTGTTCCTGCGCAAGCGGCTACCAATATCTACTCGGACACCTATACAACCGAAGATTCTACAGGCACTTGGACTTTCACGAATTACAATTCGTCAGGGTTCAATCGTGATACAGAATTCATCGATGATTCAGGTGATACGTCAGGTACGGTAACTGCGGCAAAAACTGGATACCACTATATTTATCGTGGTACTGGCGCGGCTGTTGGCGGAAATGGAATTACCCTCACTCTCCCCACAGCAGCGGATGGATTGACCTATAAGTTCAGCACGCATACTGGCCGCACTGTTTCAGTGCGCTCTGCGTCTGCAAGTGATGTGTTTGTGTATGGCTTCAATACTGGGGCTACTCGCTTTACATCACCTGCGACAACTGGGTCAACTATCACAGTGGTTGGAAACACCAACGCTTGGTACGTCACTGAGATGATAACGCCTGCAGTTGCTGGCACGAATAGCCGCGATGACTGGACTGCGGGATCTCGGTAAACAGTTACGAGGTAAATTGTATGAAGTCCTATTGTGCTTAGGGCTTGCTGCAACAGCGTTCATGTTTATCCCTGGATCAAACGAGATTCTTGAGATAAAATATACCATGGCCGTCCTGTTTGCAACAGCCTTAGGCGCAATAGAACTCCATAAAAATGGGATAAAGCCTTTCGCCAATCCTTGGCTACCGGCTTTGATCGCATTTATTCCCATTAGTTTGTATATGGCTCCGGATCCTGTATTTCATTTCGCAGGCATTCGAGTACATTACTTTTGGTCATGGGAACCTTTTGCGCTCGCCCTAATTTTCATGCTTTTTATTGCCTCTGTTGCTAGTCATCCATTCAGCTCCGATGACGTAAACATCATCATGAAACTTTTGATGATATTCGCTTCGTTTTCAGCAGGATATATGATATTACAATTCTTCTTTGCAGATCAGTTTATGATTCCTTTGGAGAAGTATATATATGGACGCGGGCAAGTGGCGGGTTTTGTTGGAAACCCGACCTTAGCATCTCCCTATGTTGCTATGATGGTTCCGATTGCATATTACTATAGGAGCTGGTGGCTCGCGGCGTTGATGGTTATTGCTGTTATCCTGTCAGATAGCCAAATGGCGTATGGCGCATTGCTTGTTTCCTGCATATTTTACTTTGGATCAAAAGCATTCAAATATGAAAAAGGCAGCCCAAATCGAAAGACTCTATACGTATTAACTTTTATTATTCTCATATCATCGGTTGGAATGCTGTATGGCTTTAAGGATCACATTCACGACAATGAGCGGTTCAAGATGTGGAAGCTTGCTTTAAAGGATGTTAATGCCGAAATTACCGACGGCCAACTGAAAAAGAAATATCCTTACACAGGCAGAGGGATAGGAAGCTTTAGATATGCTTTTCATTCAGAGCACCCAGGGGAAGATAATACTCCAAACGGTTTTTGGCAAGCTCATAACGAATATGTTCAGACAGCATACAATCTTGGCGGCGTAGGTATAATTATATTCTTCGCCTCAATCGTATGGTTATTTTTGAAAAGGTTTCAGTATCACGATAGGCGCATACGCGCTTTAATGGCGTCTTTTGTTTGCATTGCCACGAATGCGGCAGGGACTTTTGTTTGGCAAGTGGGGACAACTATGTTTGCTACAGCAGTCATCGTGGGGCTGCTTCACAATAGAACAATTGGAGAGTTCAGATGAAGAAGATATACTCGTTAATTGCATTGCTGTTATTGTTATCTGTCCCCGCGCTCGCTGGAACAGGAATGTCAGAACAAATCTTTAGCGCGTCAGAAACAGGCGCTACCAATAGTACTGTCGTGAGTCGAACGTTCCATGTGGGATCAGTAGACCGCATGGGCATTTGGTTTGAGGTTGATCAGGGCGCATCAGGCGGGGCAATACAAATTGCAATGGATATGCAGGGCTCTTATGACAAAACATCAGCTAATTTTGTCACCATTGCCACTGTTGTTCCTCTTCAATCCAGCGAGAATGTTACAACAGTTACCGTAACTCCTCCGCCGACGAAATATATTAGATTCGTTGGAAAAGGAATGACAGGAAATGCAACTGACAATACCGTCACTGCATATATGTTCTCAAAGGACTATAACTAATGAGCGGAAAACATGGCCCGACCCTCAGATTACCAATCACGTTTAGCCAGGACTTGTCGGCGGCCGCGCTCAGTTATACAACCAGTATATCAAGAGCGTTTAAGCTCGAACAAGTCCTCATACAGGCGTCGGTTGCAATTACTGAAACAATTACGATCACGATCGATTCAGCGCAAGGCTCAACGTACGACGTGATCTTACGGCAAGACACGCTGAGTTCAGAGCAGAGTTTTGTTTACAGACCGCAAGGAGAGCTAAACCTCAGGGATGGAGACGAAATTAAAGTACAGTGCACAAACGCAAATATGACAGGAATTGTTTACGGAGAAATTAAAACAGCGGAGGTTTTGAAATGAGCAACGAAGCACTATTATCAGAATTGCAACAGTTACACAACCGAAAGCAAGACGTTATCGAGGTGGTTAAACAGCTCGAGACGCAGAAACAGAAGCTGCTTGAAAATATTTCAGAGCTTGAAAAGCGGCGAGATCAGATCAGCGAATATATGGCAAGCAGAACCAAGGATATAGATGCGCTCGAATCAAAATTCAAGGGACTCTCGGCGGATGTTAAGTCTGTTGAGGATCGGCTGAAGCAGCTTGGCGCGGAGTGCGCAGATAAAGCAAGGGAGATTGAATCTCATATCCATGCTGCTGAAAGATCCAAAAAAAGCGCGGAAAGTATGATTGAGCAAGCTAAAGAGAGAGAAGCTAAGGCAGTGGCTCAAGAATACAAATCGGAACAATCAATTGAGAGCAGCAAGAAGCTGTTATCAGAAATCAAGTCTCAACAGGACGCGATTGAAGAATCTAGAAAAGCGATCAGCGCTGAAGAAGAGCGGCAGCACAAGCAAGGGCAGCAATTAATAAAAGATCAGGCTGAGGTCAGCAAGGCACTGAAAGAGGCAGAAGAAGCAAGGGTGCAAGCAAAAGTGAACGAGGTGGCCTTAAAAGGCAAGCTTGTTGAGATTGATACATTAAAAAACATGCACAAAGAACAGCTTGATATCGTTCTCAGCAAAGAGGCAGCTCTTGACAAAAAGACCGAGCAGTTAAACGCGCTAATTACTTCTAATAATCAAATTAAACAAGCGCTTGCAGATGAGCGCCGCCAGTTAGAAATAGACCAGCTGCGATTGAATAAAATGTCAAAAGACAAGCAGCTTGACAAAGAGCTTGCAAAACTCAGGGCAGGTAAATGAAAAAATTAGCATTAGTCTTTGTGTTTCTGCTTGCGGCGTCGTATGCTCACGCTTCCTGCTCAGAAGTAACTATCGACGGTGATGATAGGTGCCGCGCAGAAGATGTTGTATTAGACACTTCCAATTTCGACAACAATCTATCCACCGCCGATACGGATGTTCAAACGGCGCTTGAAACTTTAGATGAACTTTCTGCTGGCGGCGGCTCATCAGAATGGACAGATGTTTCTAATGAGGGGCTTCACCCGAATGAAGCAACCGCTGATAATGTGTTTGTGGGCGGAACAGCGATTAGTGCAGCAGACATAATCTTAGGTGTTAATGGTGGGGCTACATTTAACGATCAGGGCAACGATGCTGACTTTGCAGTTGAATCCTCAAATCACTCCGATATGTTCAGAGTAGACGCTGGAACAGATACCATTGATATAGCAGGTGAGATCTCCATGACAGCTAATGGTGATGCTACCTTTAATGGTGCGGTGGACATGGCAAGCTGGCTTTCTC